AATTAAAATCAGCGGGGACTTAACGATAAACGTTGCGCTGGTAACCGAGCGCCTAGCAGTACCCTACAAGGGGCAAAGCAAAGAAGAAATACAAGAAGCACATAAAGCTAACTACCAAGCACTGAAAGAGAGAGGACTACTGTAACGTGGATATAATAACCGTAGACTTTGAGACCTACTACGACAAACAATTTAGCTTATCCAAGATAACCACAGAACAGTACATACGCAGTCACGAATTTGAAGTGATAGGCGTAGGCGTAAAAGTGAACGGCGGAGATACCCATTGGCTAAGCGGGGGACACAATGAGCTTAAGACCTATTTACGCGATAACTACGATTGGGAAAAATCTGCTGTACTTGCTCACAATACTATGTTTGATGGGGCTATTCTTAGTTGGCTTTTTGATATTCATCCTCGTCTATATCTTGATACGTTGTGTATGGCGCGTGCGCTGCATGGTGTCGAAGTTGGTGGCTCGCTTAGGTACCTTGCTGATATGTACGAAGTTGGGCAGAAAGGGGACGAAATAATCCATGCTATCGGTAAGCGCAGAAAGGACTTCACCGACGAAGAACTAGAACGATACGGCGACTACTGCATCCAAGACGTTGATCTTACCTACAAGCTGTTTAGCATATTTTCCAAGGTGTTCCCGAAGAAGGAGCTGAAAGTCATCGACATGACGCTACGTATGTTTGTTGACCCAGTGTTGGAGTTAGACGTGGCTAGACTGGAAGATCACCTAGACGCGCTGCAAGAACAAAAAGAAAGGCTGCTGGACGAGTGCGAGATTGGCAGAGACGAGCTAATGTCGAATCCGAAGTTTGCCAAGGCACTTGAACGGCTGGGCGTTACGCCGCCAATGAAAACAAGTTTGCGTACTGGTAAGGAAACCTTTGCGTTTGCCAAAAGCGACGAGGCATTCAAAGCCCTACAGGAACACGATGATGCGCGAGTACAAGCCCTAGTAGCTGCACGAATAGGTTTGAAAAGCACATTGGAAGAGACGCGCACCGAGCGGTTCATCGACATAGGGATAAGAGGCACACTACCCGTACCCATCCGGTACTATGCTGCACATACTGGAAGGTTCGGCGGCTCGGATAAGATAAACCTCCAGAACCTACCATCACGCGGGCCTAACGCAAAGGTGTTGAAGTCCTGTATTTGTGCCCCCGAAGGGTACACCCTGATCGAGGCCGACTCCGCACAGATCGAAGCGCGAGTACTAGCGTGGCTAGCAGGACAAGTTGATCTAGTTACGGCGTTCAGGAATGGTGAGGACGTATACAAGAAGATGGCGGCTGTGATCTACAACAAGAAAGAAGGGGACGTTACCCCCGCCGAACGCTTCATAGGCAAAACTACAATCCTCGGCGCAGGCTACGGCATGGGTGCTGTTAAGTTCCGTGACCAGCTAAAGAGTATGGGCGTCGATGTGGACGAGGAGGAGTGCAAGCGCATTATCCGTATTTACCGTAGCGCCAACGCAGACATATCCCAGTTGTGGAGGGATGCACAGAATGCGCTGATGGGTATGTACCAAGGCGAGACGTACGGCATAGGCAAGGCCGGGGTGCTAAGGGTGTTGCCAGAAGCGAATGGCGTACGCCTGCCGTCTGGGCTGATTATGCGGTACGGAGACCTGAAGGCTAAAGAGGGGGAAATGGGCGTCCAGTTTTCATATAAGACCCGCCGAGGCCGAGTAAATATCTACGGTGGAAAGGTCATAGAAAACGTGTGCCAAGGTATAGCGCGCTGCATAATGACCGACCAAATGCTAATGATTTTAAAGAGATACCCTATTTTGCTAACCGTACACGATTCTGTGGTATGCTGTGTGCCGGACGATGAAGTTGACGAAGCTGCGGCTTACGTCGATGAATGTATGCGGCACACCCCCGACTGGGCTGAAGGGCTTCCGGTGCGTGGTGACGTGGAAACCGGGAAAAACTACGGAGAGTGTAAGGAATGGGTAAACCCACATGGTCATTCAGCAGCCTAAAAACGTTCGACCAATGCCCCAAGAAGTACTACCACACTAAAGTAATCAAGGACTACCAAGAAGACTTCAACACCGAAGCCATACTTTACGGGAACGAGTTTCACAAAGCTGCCGAAGAGTATGTGGGTGGGGTGGTACAGGAGCTAGACCCTAGATTTGACTACGCTCTGGCGGCGCTGGACAAGCTCAAGAACATGAAAGGGGAAAAGCTCTGCGAATATAAGATGGGGCTTACCGAAAACCTTGAGCCGTGCGGATTCTTTGATGAAAACGTGTGGTTCAGGGGGGTATCGGATTTGACGATACTAGATAGGGAAGCCGGGGTAGCCAAGATATTCGACTACAAAACCGGCAAGTCTGCGAAGTATGCAGACAAGGGGCAGCTTGAACTGATGGCGCTGGCTACGTTCAAGCATTTTCCCGAGGTGAAGGTAGTCAAGAGCGGGCTGTTGTTCGTGGTGTGTAACGCGTTTATCAAAGAGACGTACACTATAGAGAACGAGCCTGATCTGTGGAAGAAGTGGCTTGGCGAATACGCTAAGCTGGAAAAAACATACGAAGTAGATACTTGGAACGCGAGGCCGACAGGGCTTTGCCGCGCATGGTGCGTGGTACTGGAATGCCCGCATAATGGTAAGAGGTGACGATATGCCCTACAAGAATCCGAAAGACCGCCCGAAACAGAAGAACAAACCTGTTGGCAGCCCGCAATTTGAAGCTAGGATGGAGCGCCAACGCGCCCGCCGCAAAATAGACCGGGAAAGTGTGGACAGGAACAACAACGGCAAAGCCGACAAGCGCGAGGGGAAAGACGTTAGCCATAAGAAGGCACTAAGCAAGGGCGGCAGCAACAAGGATGGGGTGACCATAGAAAGCCGTAGCAAGAACCGCGCTAGAAACTACAAAAAGAAAAAGACCACAAAGAAGTAACTGACGGATAAGGATGAATGCAAATAATTGATAACAGAGGCTTGCTTCTGCGGCTTCGTAATCCCGCAAAAATCACAACAGCGATACCTACGAGCAAGGCGGTAGGTGAACACGAAGTACTTGTTAAATGGGGCGTGGACGAGGCGCGGGTACTAAGGAACCTAAACGTAAAGGACGTACCATCCCCCATTCTCGGCATGTACGATTGGCCGGGGCGCTATAAACCTTTTGAACACCAGAAAACCACTGCGTCTTTTCTGACAATGAACCCCCGCGCTTTCTGTTTCAACGAACAGGGTACCGGCAAGACCGCGTCTGCTATATGGGCGGCAGACTTTCTTATGCAGCAGGGCAAGATAAACCGCGTGCTTATCATTTGCCCCCTATCCATTATGGACTCTGCGTGGCGCGCTGACCTGTTTAACTTCGCTATGCACCGTACAGTAGACATAGCACACGGCCCTAAGAAAAAACGACAAGAAATAATCAACAGCGATACCGAGTTTGTAATCATCAACTACGACGGCGTAGAGATAGTAAAAGATGATATTGCAAATGGCGGGTTTGACCTGATTATCGTGGACGAGGCAACCCACTACAAGAACGCGCAATCCAAGCGGTGGAAGGTGCTGGCGAGCATAATGACGGGGGATACATGGCTCTGGATGATGACCGGTACCCCCGCTGCACAGTCTCCAGTTGACGCATACGGACTAGCCAAACTTGTTAACCCTAGAGGCGTACCTAGATTTTTCGGGGCGTTCCGCGAACTGGTGATGTACAAGGTTACGCAGTTTAAGTGGGCACCGAAACCCCATGCTACAGAGACCGTGTACAACGCACTACAACCAGCAATACGGTTTACCAAGGAGCAATGTCTCGACCTGCCGGATATGACGTACGTGAAGCGGGAAGTGGAGCTAACCGCGCAGCAGAATAAGTACTATGAAATACTGCGTAAACAGATGATGACTACCGCTGCTGGAGAACAAATAACTGCGGCTAACGCGGCAGTCAACATGAACAAGTTACTACAAATATCATGTGGCGCGGTCTATAGCGATACTGGAGAGACAATAGAGTTCGACATCAAGAACCGCTACAAGGTACTACGCGAGGTTATCGACGAGTCCAGCCAGAAGGTGCTGATCTTTGTACCGTTCAAGCATGTCATACACATCCTAAAAGATAAGCTGGACAAGGATGGGATAACCAGCGACGTAATCAACGGAGATGTGGGCGCGTCCAAGCGTACGGAAATATTCAAACGGTTCCAAGAAACCGAAGACCCAAGGGTGCTAATCATCCAGCCACAAGCTGCCGCGCACGGTGTCACACTTACGGCGGCTAATACAATCGTATGGTGGGGGCCAACGTCCTCCCTAGAAACCTACGCGCAAGCCAACGCTCGTGTGCATCGCTCTGGGCAGAAGCATCCTTGTACCGTAGTACAACTAGAAGGCTCGAAGGTAGAGAAACGCCTATACCGAATGTTGGACGATCGGATAAATATTCACACTAAGATGATAGATTTGTACCAAGACATACTTGAATCATAGTTCAAACTACACTATATTACATAAAACACAACAATAGCTAAGGAGATGATGACATGACAGATAATGTTGTGCATGACCTAGACCGCCTCGTTTCTACCTACATCAAGATTCGAGACAAGAAGAACGAGCTAGCTGCTGCCTTTGCCGAGCAGGAAAAAGCGTTCAATGAGAAGTTGGACGTGGTAAAGCAGGCGCTGCTGGAACACTGTAAAGCTACTGGAGTTGAGTCTGTAAAGACCACCTCTGGTACGTTCTGGCGCACCCAGAAAAATCGTTTTTGGACGAGTGACTGGGAAGCTATGAACCGGTTCATCGTGGAGAACGAAGCGGTAGACTTATTAGAGAAACGCATACACCAAGGCAACATGAAGCAGTTTCTTGAAGAAAACCCCGATGTACTACCGCCGGGGCTGAACGCAGACACCGAATACACTATCACCGTGCGGAGGAAAAAATGAGTGATGATGTAGCAAACTACGTCCCTGTTGAAGAGGTCGCTGAAGCGCTTTCTGTAAAAGTAAGCACGATTAGGCAGTGGGTAAGTAAGGGCTTCATTCCAAAAAGTTCTTACATAAAAGTGGGGTACACGTACCGCTTTAACGTCCCTGCTGTGATCGCCGCGCTGAAACAGGAAGCCCCAACCGACAACCAAGAGCAGCAAGAAAAAGAAGGCCAAATTACCGAACAGATGGAAATAGATTTCAACGAGGATAACGACCTATGACCGATTTAGCTTTATTCAACAACATGCCAGCGGAATACAAAGACCTGCTGGCGCAGTTAGAACCCGATAAAAACGCTTCTGGCGGCGCTAGTGGTGGTGCCAACCGCCTCAGTATTCGCGGTGGGGTGTTCCGTAAAGTAGTTAATGGACAGGAAGTGGGCGAGCTTGATGGTCGCGCCATTAACGTAGTGATTGTTAAAACTGCCCCCGTATCTCGCATGTACTACGAAGGGCAATTCGTAGCTGGGCAGGCTACTGCGCCTGTTTGCTGGTCTGCCGATTCCGGCAGTGGTAAGCCCTCCGCAGACGTGGACGAAGAAAATAGGCAGTCTACTACATGTTTCGATTGCCCGCAGAACGTGAAGGGTTCCGGCCAAGGCCAGTCTCGTGCGTGTAGGTTCCAGCAACGTGTAGCTGTAATGCTTGCAGACGCCGAAGGCAACGTACGGTCTAACGCGGTGTACCAGTTATCGCTGCCTGCTACTAGCGTATTCGGTGACGACAAGAAGAAAATGGGCTTACAGACTTACGCCCGACTTGTTGACGCACAGAACGCCCCACTAGCTTCGATACTTACTGAGCTGCGGTTCGATACGGACAGTTCTACCCCCAAGCTGTGTTTCAAGCCGCTTCGTATCCTGACCAAGGAGGAGTTGCAGTTAGCTCTGGAGGCGCAGAAGTCCGAAGAAACCCTGAAATTGGTGACTTTATCTATAAAGTCCAAGAAAGAAACTAGCGTTCCACAACTGAGTAATGATAAAGTTGCTGACCCTGAACCTGAAGCCCCATCGTTGTTTGATAATGCTGGCGGCGACGAGGACGAGGAAGAAAGCATCGAAGAACCCAAAGTCAAGGTGTCCAAGAAGAAAAAAGACGCTACCGCACCTGATGTTGACCTAGCTTCTCTGCTAGACGAGTTCGACGACTAAAAACAAAGCAAACGGCGGGTGCCTTCGGGCACCCGTAACTCTCTACGACACGGATTAAACGATGGACACCAAACAGTTCTTAAGTACGGTGTTGGGTGATGAAGGGTACTACTGCGTAGCGGGCATAAAAGACGGCAAGATAGTAAGAAAGTTCTATGACTCATTGGATGCCGTTGTAGAAACCGCGAACAATTTTGACTTGGAGCAGCGCGATGCGTACTTTGCATTAGGCTCCTTTGTTGACGGTACTAGCCGAAAAGCCGAAAACGTACGCAACCTAAAGGCACTGTTCCTAGACCTAGATTGTGGCAAGGACAAGCCCTATAAAACACAGCAAGACGCTTTACTTGCGCTAAAAGACTGGACTAAAAAATATTCCATCCCCCGCCCAGCCATAGTGAATTCGGGGCGCGGTCTGCATGTATACTGGACACTAGATCGGCCTTATACGCGTGAAGAGTGGCTGCCAGTAGCTACTAGCTTGAAAGCGGCGTGCCTACAGGACGGACTGCAAATAGACCCTGCGGTAACCTCTGACGCGGCGCGAATACTACGCATACCGAACACACATAACTTCAAAGACGAGCCACCGAAAGAGGTTCGTGTAATATCCCCAGCCAAAGGGCCAATAGGCTTAGCTGAGTTTGCCGAAAAGCTACCAGCTAGTCTGATACCAGTTCTCGCCCCTAGAGAATACTCCAGCGCGGATAAGTCCGACATGGACAACGCGAAGGGCACTGACAGGTACACGTACAAGTTTGCTAATATACTACTAAAGACCGCGCAGGGTGCCGGTTGTGCGCACATCGACAAAGCCATACGTACGCCGGACGAGCTTACCTACCCAGAGTGGCTGCATGTACTGTCCTTGGCTAAACGATGCGACGACGATGGGGTATATGGCGAGCCTGCAATTCACCTAATATCAAAGGGTTACAGTAACTACAGCCCCGACGAGACAGACAAGATAGCGGCGTCTATTGAGTTCCCGCACCTGTGTACTACGTTTGACAAGGACTGCCCCGGCTTATGCGAAGGGTGCCCAAATAACGGCAAGATCAAAAGCCCCATAACGCTATGCCGCGAGCTTAAGCTGGCTACGACGGACGAGGTGGAGATACGCCTACCCGTTGTACAGGAAGAGTTTTTCGACGAGGGGTTCTTCGACGATGTGGAAGAAGTTCCACAAGAAGCGGGGGCTAGCGGGGATAATGAAGCTAGCGATAACAGCCAAGACGCCCCAGCAGCCGCGCCCAAGAAAGAGTCGGCCCTGCAAAAAGTAAAGATACCCCCGTACCCCGACAAGTACGTAAGGCCCGAAGGTGGTGGGGTAGCGAAAGTAATTATAGACAAGGACTTCAACAAGGAAGAAATCGTAATATGCGACAGTGACTTGTACCTCACTAAGCGTATGAAAGACCCTATAGACGGGCCTTGTTATGAAATAAAGCATATATCCACGCACGAGGGGGAATGCTCCTTTATCGCATCGCAGACGGAGTTGGCTTCTACCGAGAGCTTTCGTAATGTGATGAACAGAAACGACGTATTGGTTTTACCTGACTCGCAGAAAGACCTTATGAGATATGTAGGCGCTTGGATGGCTAAGCTGAAAAAGGCAGGCCCACCCATCATGGTTAAGACACAGTTTGGATGGACCGAAAACTGCAAATCGTTCGTGGTAGGCGACAAGGAGATATTCGCTAGCCGCATAGAAGAAAACCCAGCAGGCTCACGTACTGCCCAATACATACCCATGTTCAAAAAGAAAGGCTCGCTGGAGAAGTGGAAGAAGCTGGCTAGTTTCTATGGGCAGGATGGCTTTGAACAGCACCAGTATATGTTCGGTATAGCTTTTGGCTCGCCGTTGATGGAGTTTATATCCGGCATACACGGCTGTATTTATAACCTCAATAGTCCTGAAACAGGTATAGGCAAGACGACAGGTATGTGGGGT